CTTAATCCACCTGCGTTAGATGTAGCAGTTGGATGTATTCCTCTTTCATTGAAAATATAATATTCTGAAAACTTATTTTCAAATGCAAAAGATGATGGCATTCCATCTGTTCTTTGTTTTCTAACTTCTCTTATTTTTTTGATTTTTCTAGGATCAATATATCTTACTTCAGTAATTCCTAGTCTTGGTGAGTCTTTATCAATAATTTTATGATAGTATAATCTACCATCCACATACCATCTTCTAAAGATGTCGTGGCCTTTAATGTCAAAGTTTAATAACTTTAACACTTCAGAAAAAGACTCTCGTATTCTTTTCTTAATAGAATCTGAATAATCTATTTTACTTAAATCCAATTGTACAGATTGTTGATTTTCATTTGATACAATTGCTTCAGATACTATATCTTCTATTGCAAGATCACACTCTGGATGCAATGCAACTTCTCTATATCTTCTTATTAAATCTAATTCGTTTCGTGCCGTAGCATCAAAACCTCCATAAGACGCAAAAAATCCACCAGCGGGGACGGTTTGTGTACCGTCTTCCGCTTGAGGTGGAACTATATTTTGTCTTGGATCGGTAGAGGGTTCTTTTAAACGCTCTATCTTAAACCCAAACAGTTCAGCCATAATTTAGTTTCTCCTATTACTATTAATACTTATAAGGGTATTAAGTAGTAGTATTTGTTTCAAAGTATTGGTATCTATGTGTAGCAGTAAAACTCTCTACAGAGTTGTTATCGCCATACGATAGTGCAATATCATCCAGAGTTGTTGGAAACATTCCTCTAAATGTGTATGATTTAATCACATTACCGTTTCGGTCTAACTGATCAACAAATGCGTCAACTTGATAATCTACTGGATTTGTTAATCCTTCGTTATCTGACATATTGTTGATACCGTTTAACCATCTTTCGTATGCATTACGAATTAAGAAGTTAGTATCATTTAGAATTGTAGTTGTCCATGTAGCAAATGTTCTATCACCTGCAACATATAACTCTCTTCCTCTAAATGGAATAGCAACTTCGGTTACTGTCATACCTGGTAAAGATGTAGATGTAGTTAAGAAAGACATACTTTCAGTCTCCCCACCTACAGCTGCATATCCAGGGAAAGGCATTGTCACTCTGAATTGGTTAGCACGAGCGCCGCCGCCTCTTAACTTAGCTTTAAAGTCATTTATATTTGGCATGATTCCTCCTACGCTCCTACTACTTCTTCAAATGCAACACCTGTTCTTGTCGCAACGAATTGTAGTTGTATAAAGTTAATTGATCTGTTAGGTTTAACGAATATATCCGCTCTAAACTCATTTCTATCAATGACATCACCGGTATTGTTTGATGTATCACAAACTACTAAAAAGTCTGTAACACCTCTTCTACCTTGTACATCTCTTAGGAATGGTTCTACGATATTTCTAAATTGTGCTCTTGTGAACTCATCATTGAACTCAAACAATTGAAATTTAGAAGCCGTAGAGATTGCTTTTTCTAAAGTGATAAACAATCTTCTAACGTTTATTCTATCAAACGCACTTGGAGTAGATAAACCTGTTTTGTCACCAAATAGAACAGTTCCCTGTCCTGGTAAAGTAACAACTGGATTTATTCTAGCTCTGTATAACTCATCTCTTTGTGTTTTTGATGGGTTGTATGCTAACTTAACAGCGCCTCTAATTACTCCTCTGTTGAAACCAGCAGGTGAGAACCATGAGTCTGCAACTAAGTCTGTTCTTGCAGCCAAACCAGCAATATCACCATTTAATGGTACATATCTAAACACGTCATTGTATTTGTCGTAAGTATATTTGTAACCACTATCAAATACAACGTATGAAGATGATCTAATACCATCAAAGAAAGCTTTAACGTTTGTTGTTTGTGTTGTTGAACTTGTAACACCAACTACGTCTGTTCTTTCTGGTGAAGCAAAAACGATTGCGTCTTTTCTATTTTCAGCAACTGTAATAAGGTTATCTATGTGAGTAGCGTCACCTTTTCCAGCAATGATTAAGTTTACATCTACAGTATCAGCGTCTTGGTATCTTTCATATGCAGTTTTTATTTCTGCAACTGAAGCTGCTGATCCGTCAGCACCACCACTTAAACTTGCGTCATTAAGAGCTGAAACAGCAGTAAATGTTACTCCTAAAGCAGGATCACCCCAATTACCAGCTGCACCTGTTGACTCGTGAGCAGTCCAATAAATGTATTGTGATCTGTTGTAGATTACATCTTTGTAATAGTTTGAATCACCTTGTGGTGTTTTAGCATCACCTGCTACTGATACTGAGTCATATACTTCTAATACTTCCCCAGCAGTACCTGTAATACCACCATCTTCATCAACCACTACTACGTGTATTTCATCATTTGATCCACCTCTTGCTGAAGTGTATGCTGTTGTTCCTGGAGCACCTGATACTAAATCATAGTATCTCCATCTTCTTCTTATTGTTGAAGCGTCAGCTACAGCAGTATGTAAACCACCTGTACCTGAAGGATGTCTTACGAATGTTAAATCATTTGTTGCAATTGCAGTAATTCTGTATTCGTATCCACCTACTTCTCCAAAGTTTATAATATCACCTACGTTTAATACTGAACCATCATCTACTGTAATTGTTGTATCTCCAACTGCTGTTGAAGCATCATCTACTGTAGCTGCTGAAGTATTTTCGTAAGCTGATGCTGTGTTAGGACATATTGAAACTTTAATATTATTTCCCCACGCACCTGCAGTTCTAGCTGCCCATAAACCGTCTGGTGTAAAACCATCCTCATAATCTGAATTATTTTTAATTAGTGTTGCACCACCGCCACTTGCAGTAGCGTTAAATGCACCTGTATTTGTTGCTCGTACAACTCTTAAACTTGATGAGTATTGCAAGAAACTTGCAGCACTAAAAAAGTATTCAAAAGTGTTAGAGTCAGGCTTACCAAATGTTTCAACTAATTCTTTTTCAGAAGCAATAGATACTACTTCATCCATTGGTCCTTGTGAGAATTGTCCTGCAATAGCACCGATCGTTGTAGCTACTGCTGGTATTACGTTTGTTAAGTCTTTTTCTTGTACGACAACACCTGGTGAAACTTGAAATGCCATATATGTTGTTCTCCTCTTATCTTATTAGCTAATAGGTATCATTAATCTCGTTTATATTTATAATATTTCGCCTTTTCGCACGGTCACTGGAGTCCATCGTTCTCCTGAGTCATCCTGAAAACTATCATCATCTAAACCATCATCCATAAACCCGAATGGTGCCATATCTTGTTCTATTGCATTTTGTTGTTCTTCATACATTCTAGCACGTACATCTTGGTCTGTCATCTCTTTAAAATATCTTTGATTTGTTATCCATGCAAATATGACACAACACATAACTAAATCATCATTAGAACCTTCTTCAGCCTGCCAACCACTACCTCGTCTTACAAATGTTGACAATTCTTGTATAGTATGAAAATCGGGTATAAGCATCTTGTCACCTTCAAGTAAAGATTTTAAATTTGAACAACCTATACGTTTTACTTGTTTGGTCATACGAACACCTAGTTGAGTTCCTCGTTTACTAAAACCTCCACCTAATACTTGTCCTGCTCTACCTTTCATCATACACATTAATAAATTTGTGTATTCTAATTCAAATTGTAAAGCGTCTGCTATTTGATGGCCTAAATCATTTACTTCAATACAAATATGAGCATTGTTATATTCTTTTGCAACTTTTTCAATCGTATGAGGAAACAATATAGGTTTTATTTCATTATCTCTAAACTTTGCAACCATCTTATAGGGCATTTTTGAAACATCAAATACAGTAAAGGCTGAATAATCTCTTATCGTACCACGAGCAACGTCAACAGTCATAACATAGTCTTTACCCTTTTCTACTCTTTCATACATGTCTAAACCTGCGTTTGAAACTAATGGTGTAGTGTGTGACAACATTCTTAATTTAGATGGATTAATTAATGTATCAACTGATCCTACAAACTCACATTCAAACTCGGTAGCAAATTGTGCTTCACTAGTGTTTCTTATAGTTTCTTCTTTCCACTTATCATCTCTACCTGGTACTTCAGACCAATGTACTTCAATAGGTTTATAGTCATTTCTTCCATGTATTGAGTCATTCCATAGTTTATAAAACATATTCATTCCATGTGGCGTAGATACAATCATAACTTTAGAAGATTTACCAGAAGAAATTGTAGGATAAACTGAACTAAAAAATTGCTCAGATATATTGTTAGGTATGAAAGCAAACTCATCAAGGAATATTATATTAAATGAACCACCTCGAATAGCAGAACTTGATGTTGCAGCTGCAAGTATCTTTGAACCATTTTCTAATTCAAGTGAACCTTTGTTCCAGTTTAATACACCTTGTTGTAACCATTTAGGTAAGTTTTCGTATGCAAGTTGTAATCTACCTAACAAATCTCTAGCAGTAGAACTTTTGTTGGCAAGTATGGCCACATTGATATTATCATTGAATATAACTTGATGTAGTAGATATGCAATAATAGTAGTTGATTTACCAGACTGTCTAGGTAGTTTACAAATAGAAAAACGATTTTCATGGAATGTCTTAACCATTTTTTCCTGAAATCCATACATATTAAAAGGCACTAGACCTTCATCAATGTTTACAATTTTAGTATATGTCTTTACAAAATGTATAGGGTTTTCCATACACTTAGCAATCTCTCTTATTTGTTCTTCGGTATATTCTTGTTTGAGATTTGCTTTGTAAAGATTAGGGTTACCTAAGTATGCTTCACTCATCATTTACCTTTTTAAAATCTTTATCTTCTTCACTTTGAACTTGTGTGTTTTTGTTCTTTAACATTTTATGTAATTCAGCTGATGAACCTACAAACAAAGCCTGTTTAATATTTGTATTATTTGTTTTATTAGGAACGTCTTTTAATGTTTTAAGTTTACCTTGTAAATCTTGTAGTTTATCAACTGTATCAGCAACTTGTTTAATAAGATTACCTGCAACTTCGTAAGCACGAGGATGTTGACTTTCGTTTGCAATATCCAATATGCCTTGAATTGCGTCTTGGCCTCTTTCGATTAGATTGTAATAATTTTCTCTACTGTATTTGTAATCATTATCCACATCTTCTTTTTCTTTATCTTCTATTCTAGGAACAGGTGGAGTATATTCTTTTTTAACTACAGCTTTAGTAACTGGTTTATCGTTAGTGATGCCAAGGGCTTCGTTTATTTTATCATCTATACTCATAATTACTTGTCAGTATCACTTGACGGATCATAGTTTTTTGAATCCGTAAAACTTGTTATTGTTGTTGTAAAACCAAAATCATCATCTGAACTTGCGTTAGTTGGATTTGGTACAACCACAATTCTTTCTTCTCTTTTTTCAGTTGACTCTGTATCTGAATATATATCAGCCTGTGTTTTTTTAATGACTCTTTGCGAGTATATAGGACCATACAAATATGTTTTTGCTGTAAAACTTAAAGTATAATTGACAGCACGTCTTGTGGTAAATGAACCATCGTAGGTATCTTCATAATTAACACTATTTAAGATAATTGGTACATCTCTTTTAATACCCATACTTGGTATTGTATTAATTGTAACTGTATAATCTGGTTGAAAATATGGCAATATTTGTTCTACTATTTGTAATCCACCTTCAGCGTTTGCTGTAAATGAATATAAATTAAAAGATATATTATATGGTACAGGATTATATTGATAATCCATTACATCACCCCTATCACTTCTTGGTGCTCTAAACTTACCTACTTTTTGTAGTTTACGGCCTGCGTCATAAGATATTCCTGTTATTTCAAAACCCATACGAGGTAAAGATATTGAAAATTCTTTATTTGTTAAATCTGATTGTTGCTCTAATCTTACTAAAAACTTTTCTTTTGGAGAGTATGCTAAAGGTACTCTAATAGATTGTACGACATTATCATTACTGTCTGTTCTATGAATAACAATATTATTAAAAATTGTACCAAAAGCAACAACAACTTTTCTTAACGACTCATGGTAAAAGTGTTTTCCAAACATATTTAAATTCCTTCATCTACTTCACCAAAAGGATTTCTTTCAGTAAAATCTAGTATATCGTCTGATGTACTTGTTGTATCAAAACCAGCATCTGTTTCGTATGTTGTGTTATCAGCATAATTTTTTGATTGAGTTGCAATATTAAAGTCTTCACTTATCATATAGTTTGTTTCACCTGTTGAAGACTCAAGTAATATTGAACCTGTATCATCTTCTAAATTAATTTGGTATCTTAATTGATCTAGTGAATAGTTATCTTCCGCTTCACCAATTTGAGGTATAGTACCATCAATTCTTTCTGAACTGTATTCAAATTTAGTAGCTCGTAATTTGTATACAGGTAAATTACCAATTTGAAAAAATGGTTCCTGATCTTCTACAAACTGTATTTCAAAGAAAGAATTAAATAAAGGTACATAAATTAAGTCACCCTCATTTGGTCTTCCTTCTTTAATCAACGTTGCGTTACTATCAACCTGATCTTGCCATCTTCGTTTTGCAATCACAAATGTTGTGTCATCTCTTATTTCTAAACCAAATTTAGAAATTAATTCTTGTTCACCTTGGAAACCTTCAGTTGTTTCAACATACATTTCAACTAAGTATGAATCATCAAACTTAGAAAGTACATCTTCACCTAAAATTAAATCCTGATTAACTAATGTTCGTGGTAAGTAAAATACATCTTGGCCATATATCTTTAGGCCTTCTATAATTAAATCTTCGTGTAAACGTTTTTCAGAGTCACTTCCGATCCCATTGCCACCCTGGAAGTAATGATTCACAGGCATTATGAAGCTCTCCTTAATGCAGCCAATCTAATCTTTTCTATAGTTTCTTTACTATGTTTTCTGCCTAGTTTAGATTTACTCATTTTTAATTTTGTTTCTGTAGTATGAGTAAGACCAACTTTTGATTTACGAATATTATCGCACCACTCTTTTGATCTTTTGATATTTGACATTTTAATTGATTTAGATTTTGCACCTTCTTTTGTAAAAAATTTTGATCTATCACCACCCTCACCACCTGGTGTAAGATTTAATTCAGGCTTAAGTTTTGCAATCCAAAAGATTTCTCTTTCTTCTAATTTATCTAATGTGGTTGTTTCTAATAGTTTGACTTTTAATTTAGACTTGTCTATTTTTTTGATAAGAACACCTGATCCGTAATAGTCATTACCACGGCCGTTAGTTTTACCTACATACCTTTTATTCTTGTATGTAGTAAGATAAATTGAGGGTTGATTGAATCTCATACATACTACCCTATCATATATGTTACAGGCGTTTCGTATGTGCCTCTTATTTCTTCTTCTAATTTTCTTATATCTTCTTGTGCTTCTGAAAATAATTGTTGACCATTTAGTGATACTCCACCAATCATAGTCACACCATTAAATTTTGAAAGGTTTGCACCCCATTGTCTTTTAAATAAGGCTGTGGCGTATCTTTTTAAGTATATGTCATTATAAACATCTGTCATAACTGTAGGGTCTAGTTTTCTAAAACATTCAATAACCAAATACTCACCTACTGATATATCTGTTTTCCAATCCATATCTACATATAATCTATTATTGTATTGATTAAATCTTATAGGTTTTTCACCTACTAATATGTGATCTAAAAAATCTAAATGTTTCATTACCATTTCATAATGAATAATTGATGTTGATGAAAAATCATACAGATCGTTTAATCTCATTTGATATCGTATATCAAACATATTTTGATTGCCTCTATTTGAAAGAGGAAAAATTCTTGTTACTGCCAATACAGCCTCAGGTACTACTATAAAATTATTTTGTTCAGTCCATGTAGTAGTTACAGAATTTTTAGTTACACTTGAAGATGTATCTCCATCAGGAGATTTGATTCTATCTACATCTGACTGAGTAACTTGATATTTTAGATATGTACGCTCAACACCGTCATAGTGATATTGTGCGAAATACTGTAAAGCTTCATCTAATCTGTCCTCTAATTGATCGTCATCTACGTTAATTTCAATTACAGGCTTACCAAGTGTTCTTAAAGCGTATTGTTTTAATTCTTCTCTTGTTGCTGGGTTGGCCATATGTTTTCCTCAGTACTATTTAGTGATTTCTATATAGTCAATATCTAAAATTCTTTTGTTTTAGATACTGTTTTAATTTGTCAGTACTTGTCATTATATAATCTCTCTCATATTAATACTAAACACAATTCTTTCTTTAGACTTGTTTGGTAAAGAATAGTGTATGTCTTCTATATCAAACAAAATAAAGTCATCTTCTTTAATATTTATTTCTTTTTTATTTAAAACCAGATTTCCTGAGTGATTGTCTTTTATAGGATAATATATACCAGCTAACCAACTAGAATTTTTGTCTTCAACTGGTTTGTGATTATGTGGTTTTACAAAACCTTCTTTGTCATATTTATTAAACCAAAAATCAACAACTTCATAGTTACCTTTACTTAATTTTTTAAATGTTTCTATGATAGGTTTAAATACATTTAAGTCTTGTAATTTAAATTGATAACTAGATACACCATTCGTTACTAAATTATGTTTTAAGATTTCCTTTGACATAGGTATATTTGTTTTTTCATTAACTTTACTTAAAATTTCTTTTTTGTTAAAAAGTTTTATATTTTCATAACTATGAACCATAAACTCTCCAATTCATTACTACTTCATCCCAAACATATTTAACAGTATCACTATCATCTGGCAATGGAATAGGTGGATCCCATCGATACGTTGTTTCGTTAAAAATAAAAGATGGAAAGTTTTTAAAAGGTATAAAAGCATCTCTTCCTTCGTCATAAGTTCCACCTATCTCAGCATAATTCATCCTAAAAGGTGTCCCACCTAATAAATGCACACCAGCTACTGTATTGTAAGAAGTTTGTAACCACAATGAAGTATCATTATAAGTTTTTTTAATAAATTCTTGTCCTGCAGCCTCGTTAGGAGCATCTGCATTATCTATTACAATAATATCTTCTACTACATTACCTTTTCCTAATTTTGCAAAATGAGCCATATTAAATACTAAAAGTACCTCCAGATGTAAATTTATGATAGTAAACTCCTCCAGAGTTAGTAACTGTTCCTCCAGAACCTAATTGAGATCCAGCAGTATAATACATAATACAAATACCCGAACCACCAGAGGCTTGTTTTCCTCCGCCTCCACCAGTATTCCCTTGTCCACCACCTCCAGAAGCTCCACCACCACCATCTCGAGCAGTTCCATTATTTCCGCCAGAACCTCCTGATGCATAGTAACCATTATCTCCTGATGATGTTGCAGTAGCAATTGTTGAATACTGTCCACCAGTACCTCCAGCTCCTCCACCGCCTCCGCCAGCAGAACCCGCAGAACCTTTTCCGCCTCCGCCGCCTCCGCCGCCGTCTTGTTGTCCACTACCGCCATTATTTCCTTGACCAGAAGTTCCAGCACCTCCAGCTCCGCCTCCGCCATCGTGACCTCCGCCACCACCTGATCCGCCAGATGCACCATTTTTGTTTCCTCCAGCTCCAGTAGATACGGCTGCACCTCCGCCACCGCCTGTAGCAGTTGCTACACCTGAAATAGATGAATTACTCCCGTTACCACCTCTTGCTGTACCACCAGCTCCTCCTCCTCCACCTCCTATTGAGATTGAGTAAGAGCCTGATGCACCTGAAATAGTTCCTGTAAGCAGTCCTCCAGCTCCTCCACCGCCAGCACCGAAAAATCCTCCAGATCCTCCACCAGCACCTCCAGCAACTAGAAGATAAGAAACATTGACTGGTGCATTTACTGTTATTGAAAATTCTCTTGAGGCTGTTACTGTGCTTGTTGTTTCAGTAGCAGTGATTGTAAATGTTGTAGTTGTATCAGATCCTACAGCATCAAAGTTTCCAGAAATTGCACCCGTAGTAGTATTCAATGACATCGCTGGTGGAAGTGATCCTGTTGTTACAGCATAAGTTAGTGTTCCCGAAGTTACTGTTGCTGTGACAGGGCTTAATGAATAACTTGATCTTTGATTGTCAGCAACAGTTCCAATAGATCCAGAAGCTGTAGCAAATGTAATTACTGGTGCATTTACTGTAACTGTAAAATTTCTTGTTTCTGAGTATCCATAAGCAGATATCGAACCTGTTACCGTAAAGCTAAAAACTGTGTCTGATGAAACAGGATTAGTTACCGTTCCTGATATAACTCCTGATGAAGACATACTTAAACCTGTTGGTAATACTCCTGATGTTATTGAAAAAGTTGGTGATCCAAGATTTGCAGAACCTCCACAAGAAGATAGACTATAACCACCTGATCTTTGTGTGTCTGTAATTGTTCCAACTGTGCCCGCAGCAGTATCCCAAGTTATTTCAGGTGTTGTAATTGGATCTGAACTTCCTTCACTTGATACTAACCATCCTTGAGTACTATCAATAAAAATTAAATTTAATCCAGTTCTATTTGTTTGAATAACTTGTACGTCTGTTGAACCTTCTATCTTATTTCCGTTTGCATCTATTGTACAATTATTTGAATTAAACGTTCCAGCATAATCTATTATACCTATATTATCTCCAGCTGATGGACTTGCTGGAAGCGTAACTATAACTGTTGAAGATGTAGTATCTACAAAATATCCATTACCACTTACAGCAGTAAATGATGAGGTTTTTACAGTAGTATCCCAAGTTACAGAACCAGTACCAGTTAAAGCTGATCCATCACCTTCAAATGCTGTAGCTTTTACTGTTCCATTAACCTCTAATTTTTCAGTTGGTGAAGCTGTTCCTATTCCTACATTACCAGAACTGTCTCCAGAAATCCAAACTACTGAACCATCTACACCATCACTAATTTTTAATTGTTTATCTCCAGTAGCACTTGCTACATCTCCATTTCCAATTACGACATTACCTGAACCTGTTGTGATATTATTTCCAGCTTGGTAACCTAAAGCGATATTTGAAGAGCCATTAGTTACAGCATTTAAAGCGTTATAACCTATTGCAGTATTAAAACTACAAGTATTGCTTCTAAGAGAATTGTTACCTATAGCAACATTATAACACCCTATTGTATTATATTGTGATGTTTGAGTTCCAATAGAAACATTTGATAATCCAGTAGTATTACATTCAGATGATCTAAATCCAACAGCAATATTACAACTACCTGTTGTGTTATATTCTAATGTTTCAGTTCCTATAGCAACGTTGTAACTACCTGTTGTATTTCCTCTTAGATTATTTGCACCCAAAGAAACATTGTAACATCCTGTTGACATGTTTTGGGCATTATTATGACCTACAGCAGTATTATAATTTCCACCGTTAAGAATACAAAAATTACGATAACCAATACCAACGTTTCCAAAACCAGTTTGCAAAGCAAATCCAGCGTCTGCTCCTATTAATACATTAGATTCTGCTACACAATACGCTCCGT